AAACTTGTATGCCCGCAAGTGTAAAATTGTAGAAGTTGATGTTCTTACTAAGAATGATTTCTTAAATCATAATCACATTCAAGGTGAAGATAAATCCAGTATTAAACTTGGCTTAGAATATGATGGTGATCTTGTATGTCTAATGACCTTTAATAAGTCTAGGTTTAATAGAAACTATGAATGGGAACTTGTTAGATTTTGTAATTTTAGAGGTATTAATGTTGTTGGCGGTTTTAGTAAATTATTAACTTATTTTCGGAACAATTATACTGGGTCCATTATATCTTATGCCGATCGCCGCTGGAGTAATGGTAGTGTCTACTTTAAAAATGGATTTGACCTGATTAGAATTAACAAGGCTGCTTATTACTATGTTGATAAGAATTATCTTATTAGACATAATCGTATGAAGTTCCAGAAGAAATTAATCGGTGCTTATGAGTGTACCGAATATGAAAAGGCCAGGGAAATGGGTTTTAATAAAATTTACGATTGTGGTAGTTTAAGTTTTGGAGTAAATTAAAATGATTAGAAAAGAGACGTTTACGGATTATGATGAAACACCCGTTTATTATGTTTACAATATAGTAAATCCTTCGACGAGAATACCCTTTTATGTTGGAAAAGGTAAAGGTGGAAGGTGTTATCAACACCTATTAGATAAACCAGAATACTCTAAAAATAAAAGGCTAACGGGTCATATTCAAAATCTTAGAAAAATTGGTATTGAGCCTGAGGTTATCAAAATTAAAGAAAATCTTAAAGAAAAGGAGGCTTACTTAATGGAAGAAGAACAGATTTTAAATTATGGTAGAATAGGTTTTGATGAAGATGGGTTCTCCTTAATTTCTTTATTTCAAATCGCCCAATTAAAAGATTTAAGGAAGAAAATGGATTTTATGGTAAAAAACATTCAGAGGAAACAAAAAGGTTAATTAGTGAGGCTAATAAAGGTAGAAAACGTACTGATGAAGTAAAACACAAGATCAGTGCGGCGCATACTGGAAAACCAAAAACTGAAGAACATAAAAGAAAAATAAGTGAAAAGGCCAAAGGTAGGCATGTAACTGATGAGGTTAAATTAAAACTTAGAGAACATAACTTAAAGGAAGATGTTTTAAGGAAAAATATTGAGTCTAAACAAAAAGAATGGATAGTTGTAACTCCAGATGGAACCGAAGAGTTTGTTGTAAATTTATCGGATTATTGTGTAGAAAAACAATTATCTAGAAGTAAAATGTATTCAGTCGCTTCTGGTTCTTTAAATCATCATAAAGGTTATAAATGTAGGAAAGCGAATAGCTAATAAAAAAGAGGGTCGTAATGACCCTCTTTTTGAAATGTCAGAAAATGATCACATGAGATTTCGGATGGCCACGCGACGGTAATAGCGGTTGCTATTAATCTGTAGACGGCCGAGACCTTTATCTAGACCTTCTGCAAATGGGTTAGCGACGATACCATAGCGAGTCTTAAATCCGATACGAGGTGTAAAAGCATCCTGATGGACGGCACGAACCATTTGTAGCGGAATGTAAGGGCAATAGAAAATTCCTGCGTCGTAGGGAGAAGAACCCTTATAACCAACCACATAATACTGAGTTTCGCTAACGTTGGCAGAATAGGGATCAATATAAACGCGATACTTACCCATCAGAACACCAGCAAAGGTATTGCCAGTATCATCAACGTTAAGGTTGGCATTAAGAGCAGGAGTATAATCAAGCACACCAGCCATAGTTAGCGCAGAGGCCACGTCGGCGGAGCACATGATAACATTACCCTTACCGCGACGAGTACGCTGAGCGATAGCATTGGCATCACGCTCAATCTGGAAGAGTAGACCTTTGAATTTCTCAACAGACCAACGGCCATTTGAGTCAACATCAAGGTCAAAAACGCCAGGAGTAGCAACGTTTACGGCAGCACCAGGTTCGGCAGCCTTATAAATGGTGCGAATAACTTCACGGTTGATTTCGGCCAGAATCTCAGTAGAGAGAATATTGGCAAGCTCAGCTTCAGCGCTGAGGCCGTGAATAGCCTTAAGGTCTTGAGCAAGTTCAAGAGTGTATTCAGCCTTCAGAGCGCGGCTCTTGGCCTCAACAAGAACTTTCTCAATAGAGAAGCTCATCTCGTTAAACTGGTCACCAGTGGCATAGCCTAGGGCTTCTGCATCACCGGTCTTCATGGCCTGACCTACTTGATAAGCGGTAGAAGAGGCGGTACCAACGGGATTTAGCAGACCAGGGTTAAAACCAGCATTGTTATTGTTGGTAGTTCCCATACCAACGTTAGCATCGGTGAAACCGGCAGTAACGTTGAAACCACTGTCTTGACCAGAAAAAGTGGTATCAGGCTCGTTAAAGAATGATTCGTTGCCAGACTGGTTGTTATAGCGGGAGCGCATGGCGAAGATTAGTCCAGTAGGACCATTCATTGGCTGCACGCCGGCTAGATCATAGGCCACGAGGTTGGGCATTGACCGACGAATCAGGGAGATCAGTACAGGGTCAAAACCGGCAACAGGGCCACCAGGGGCAGCATTGCCACCAAAAGCACCACCAGTACCAGCGGCATTGCCGAAGGTTGAAGGGGCTTCAAATAGCATACCGCGAGAGAAATCTTGCTCTTGGCGGAGATAAAGTTCTTGGTTTTCTAGCAGATGAGCGGTTACCTTTCTGCGATGAGCATCCTTGATGGGATCAAGACCGTCATGGTTGAGAAGGGGTGACCACTTTGCCTGCAATTGTTCTTCGGTTAGATACATTTGCTTTTTTACCTTTTGTAGTTTTGAATTTGATTAATGCTAAAATCAGCTTTTGCGGAACATGTCAGCAGCTCTGAGATAAGTAGACATCACATCTGAGACTGACTCAGGTGAATAGTCGTAATCCTCTGAGAGTGTTTGAACTTCCGCGGCCTGGGGAACTCTACGGGTAGGGAAATAAGATTCTCTTAGAGTCACCAGTTTATCTCTATAACTTGTTTCACCTTCAAACTCAACACTTTCAGCAAGTGTGGCGAGCTTCTCTTTCTGAGTGACAGCAAGTCCTTCAGATACGTCATCAAGAATCCGATCGGCAACCGACTCAGAGAGTTTTTGGTTTAGATGGATATTTTTCTCAATTTGCTCGTTGAGTTTTTCTTCCATTTCATCTAGTTTTTCTACCATGCCTTCCAGCACGTCATACTTTTCTTCAGGCATCTGCACATAATGTTGTTCACAAAGTCCCTTAAGACCTTCTAGGAATGACTCGGTTACCTTAACTTTAATACCGGTCTCAACTTGGAGACGATTTTCTTCTAGCCATTCCTCAGCAATGTACTCTAGATAAGAATCAACACGCTCTTCTAGTTCGCCTTTAATAGCTTCAACTTCTTCAATAAGTGCTTGCTCATATTGAGCCTCAAGGGCTTCTTTTAGTTGAGTAGCACGAGTTTTTAGGGCGGCCTCAAAGATGGTGCGAGCTTTTTCTTGGAAAGCCTCGGATAGCTCTTCACCTTCCATTAGGGCATTGACATCCTCTTCAATGTCAAAATCCTCTAGAGTATCTTCCTCTAGTTCATCGGTCTCTTCCTCTAGCTCATCCTCATCTTCGTCTTCGTCCTCATCGGTTTCTTCATCTAGCTCTTCCTCGTCTAGATCCTCATCCTCTAGTTCCTCGTCATCTAGGAGATCATCGTCCTCGTCATCTAGGGATTCTTTAACTGCACCGGAAGCAAGATGAGGAGTAGGATCAGCGGGCTTTGCGCCGCGATTTACTACATCTTTAACTTGGGCAATACGACCAGCTGCATCTTTATACTTTGCTGAATCGTCATCGTTCCTATAATTTTCAGGGGTAGGACCGCCTAGATCTTCCCAACCTCCGGTTTGTCCATCGGGAATGCCAGTTGTTAGTTTTGGCATAGTATCGGCTGGTTTAGCACCGCGATTTACTGCAGTTCTTGACTGAGGATTCTTTGCGTCCATTTCTTGTAGATTTTTACCACGAGGCATTTTAATCTCTCCTTTTAAAACCAATTAATGTGTTAATCTATCTTTATTTAGTAAAGTTATTTCCTTTCGGATCAAATACTATTTAGGAAACTCTCAAAAACTTCTAGCTTTCTTTCCTCAAGTTGACGAGAGGAAGCTAGATTATTAATTTTCTTTTGAGTGCTCTCAATGAGCCATTCGTTTTTAGTAACGTCATAATACCACTCTTTACCTTCCATAATACCTTCAACGAAAGCTGAAGTGCATGAAGGGTCATGAACAATATCTGCAACTGTTGAGAACATTAAATCGTCCCCGACAATATTAACTCCCTCATTAGTAGGTCTCAGTGAACCAACTGCCCTTGAAGAAACACCAAAGACAATACCTTCTTCATGGAGGTTCTTTACGATTTGGCCCATAGGTGTATTAACGATAAGGGCCTTACCTCTAAAACTATTACCCTCCCTAACAACTGAAACAATCTTATGAGATACCCTATCATAGTTAATGGTTGGGGAAGAAGGGTGGTTTAATTCACCAACAGCCCTACCTCTATTAATAAAGTTTTCAGTATAAAAGTTGACAGCATTGTTTAGAACATGAATCGGATATACTCGTCCATTTCTATTCTTAGTCTCGGCCTGACAAAATACGCCTTCAATGTAAAGTTTCTTCTTACCTTTTACATTTTCGGTAATCATCTTTACATCTTGTGCTTCTTCTAAAATGAGTTTCATTATCTATGCTCAGGTTTATGATACTATTTAGAAAATGATACAATTTATTTTAATGTGTACCAACCTTTATCCCATAGATTATTTAAATCTTTGAATACTCTATCATACTTTAATCCACATGCCTCTAGGCTATACTTATTTCTTGCATAAGTTGATATTGCTTTTCTATTGAGATCTCCTGCCTTATGAATTGAATCAATCCAATCTTGTAGTGTATGGCATCTAAACCCTGTTACACCTTCTACAATTGTCTCAGTGAATGCACCATAATCTACTGAAATTAAAGGGGTTCCACACAACATTCCTTCAACACCTGAACCCCCGAAAGGTTCTGTAAATACTGTTGGCATTAAAGATGCACGGGCATTTCTTAGAAAATCACTTCTTTCTTTTCCTTTAAGTGGGCCAATATAATTAATATTCGGATGATTCCATGGAGTTGGGTCACCTTGGCCTGCAACATGAATAGGCCATGGACTATGATCAGCCAAGGCAAGAAGTGTATCCATACCCTTTAGGTTGGTTATTCTACCTAAAAATGCAAGATAGCTACCAGCATTTTTATTCAGTTTCCATTCATTTACATCAAAATAATTTGGTATAACCCATTCATAATTATTTCCATTTCTATTTTCTTTACCTTGATGATAGTGCATCCAGGCATAAGATTCATATATCTTTTTAGACCCTTCCATTGTTGTTGGATAACCGATCCCAGTCTCAACATGAATATTATTTGGAAATTCTGAAATAAGATTTGAATGAGAATGGCCGAATGGATGGCATATAATATCACGGGGTTTAACCTTTTTACGCAGTTCTACTATTAGACGCTCGCTGAAAAGTTTATGACCATCTGAACCAATTACAGCATCGTTTCCATGAAAATCTTTATCTGAACGGTTATCATATAGGTTAGAAAATTCTTGCTTGCTTAGCATTGCCACATGCTCTGTTGCATTTGCCTCGGAACCCTCGTTGGAATATTCAATAACATTCCAACCTAGAGCCATCATCATTTTGGGAAATCTAAGTGCCTTTCCAGTGAAAGCACAATGACTATATTCTGAAGTGTGGAGAGTATGAAATATACCTATTAGATGGAGTGTTGGTAGATTTTCATTCATTTGTGGATAACAAAGTGTTATGCGTATTTATGAGTGCAGTTTATTGTTTTTGAAAATCAATCTGGAGTTTGGAGCCGGGTTGTAGATAAGACGGGTCATGAGGTCGGCGGCGAGGACTTGTAGGGATGGCCGGCTGGGAGGCTGGCGGCGAGGCCCCACTTCCAGGCCAGGTAGCCCTCGATCTGCTGGCCCACGGAATCAGCCAAGTACGAACTTGCTACGATAACCTCTCGAAGAACGCCGGAACCATTCAGGCCAACCGAGAAAGCTAGCGTAGGAGCTTTAGGAATCAAGCTTGTTGAAATAGTGCCAGCCGTTCCGTTTTTAGCAATAGCAATAGCCGACGCACTGCGGCGAAAACCTATAATCGTATCTACCCCCACGTCTTGCGTCAAAGAAGACTCAGGGAAGCCGAGGCCTCCATACAGAACGTCAATTCTGCCGCTTCTATAGTTATGTATTGGGCCAAGTCCGTCAGAGCCTGCGTTGCCATTGTAAACAGGCAAGCCGCTGACCGCACCGGCACGATCGCTTGTAACATAATAAAATGAGAGTGTGGTTGAGCTAATCACATTGCCCGCAAGGACGTGCGAAGCCGATGAAAAGTTTACCCCTGAAGGACTTATCAAAGTGGGCCGTTTTGCGGGCGTAGCTTGACTGACATGCCTGCCACTCCCGCTCTTGTCCTCCCACCTCCCCACGGCTCCGCCTACCGTCGCCAGCGTTGAGCCGGTGTTGTTCGCAAACAGCGTGCTGCTGTCACTGGCATCCAGCCACAGCGCGAGGCTGATCTGTGCGGGAGTCCAACCGCCAGCCGCCACCCTCCGCCTAGGAACAATCAGCATCTTGTTACCTCCGATGTAAGGCCCAGGTCGCCACTCATGCCGGTAGCTCATTGACCCACCCGGCTGACAGGTCGAAGGCTTCCCCGGCCTGGATCTGCTGGCGCAGTTCGGCCGCTCTCTCCATATTCTGGAAACCAGCGGCTACCAGTGAATCATGTTTATGCAGTAGATCTAGCATGGGTTGAGTTGCGGTTCCATCTGCGCTGCGGCGGATCGCCTCGCTGTAGAGAACCCCTTGCATTGGGTCCACGTTGGCTGGATATAGTTTACTGTTCGCCTGTAGCAGGGCCGCATCTACTTGATTTAGTAGCTCTTCTACCGGCCTGCGTAGCACTTCCAAAGTTTCCTCCCATGTTCCAGCCGGGCCACCCGCCTTGGGGTTTGCATAATCAATCGCTACCCAGGATGCCCTTTCAAAGAAGATTTGTGGGTCATACTCGCGCACCTTCGGCTCGCCTTTCAGGTAAAACTGCAACTCGGTGCCGTCGTATGGCAGGCCAAACAGGTTAGGCCAGCGGGTGCCTCCGGGGTTGGTCACCAACTCGCCGCGCAGCGGCACGAAGAAATCAACACTTTGACCTTCTAATGGACCTGGATCTGAATAATAACGGATTTCTGTATCAGGGTTGATTAAAATGTTAGGTTGAGACATAGTTATGAGGGAGAGCGGGTGAACGTGAATTGAGCGAAAAGACCTTGAACATTGGTTCCTACACCTATTAAATCAATGCCTATTCTATCCCCAATAGTTAATGTTGGAGCGGCAATTAACAAAGTAGTTGCATCAACTAAACTAGAACCAGAAGTTAATGCTGCATTACCTGTCATTAGAGTAGTTTTAACACCAGCTGCCGTGCGGCGATAGGCATTAAATGTTGTACTACTACTACCAGTATTATCTATATGACAACCAAATCTTAGTGTAGTTATTGTAAAGTTGCCACTAGGAACTGGTACTGGCCATTCAAGATAGTTTGTGCCTTGTGTTGCCGTTTCTCCTTTATTACTAATTACCAAAATTAGACCGTCGCCAATACTAGGTAGACTAATTGTTTGGGTTCCAGAATTATAAGAAAGTGGGGATGGCGCATTAGCAATACCAGCAACCCCAGTTGCTCCAGTAATTCCTATAGGACCAGTTGCCCCCGAGACTCCTATGGGTCCAGTGGCTCCCGTTATACCAATTGGTCCAGTTGCCCCCGAGACCCCTATAGGACCGGTAGCTCCAGTTGGACCAATAAGACTGATGCCGGAACCCCAAACTCCTGTAGTTTTGGGGCCATAAAAAATGGAAGAAGTTGTATCTAAGTAATAATCGCCATCTGTTCCAATAATAATACTTGGAGCACCAGAACCACTAAGAATAGTTTTTCCACTTGCACCAGTAGCACCAATTGGACCAGTTGCACCTTCATTTCCTGCTGGTCCTTGTGGACCAGTTGCACCAGAAATACCAATAACTCCTGTTGCACCAGTTACACCAATGGGGCCAGTTGCACCGCTAATGCCAGCTGGTCCAGTTGCTCCAGTTTCTCCTATACTTCCAGTAGAACCTTGTGGTCCAGTAGGACCAGTTGCACCCTGAATGCCAACTGCCCCGTCTAAATTAATCTCCCAAAGAGAATATGTACCGGAACCGGAACTTGTGGTTTTTCGTAAAGTTAGTTCTCCCGTTGTCTTGTTATATGAATTTACTTCACAATGTTGATGATTATTTAAATCATAAGCTAAAATGATTGTTTGGGCAATTGAATAGTCTAAGTTTAAATCAGCAGTGAATACAGTTATGTTACCTGTTCCACCTATTGTAAAAGTAGAAGTGCTAGTTGTATGATAACGATCTCCATCTACCCCTGAAGGACCAGTTGCACCAGTAATTCCTATGGGTCCAGTAGCTCCAGTAATTCCTATAGGTCCTGAAGCACCAGTAGGGCCAGTTTGACCATCATTTCCGGCTATACCTTGTAAACCAGACGGACCAGTTGCACCAATTGGCCCTGTAGATCCTATATCACCGCCGGGTCCTTGTGGGCCAGTTGCACCAGTAATGCCGATAGAACCAGTTACTCCTTGTAAACCAGACGGACCGGTTGCACCAGTAATTCCTATGGGACCAGTTGCACCTGTGATTCCTATACCAATAGGCCCCTGTGGGCCGGTTGGTCCTGTTGCGCCGCTAATTCCTACCGGTCCAGTTGCACCAGTGGAACCAATTCCAATAGGGCCTGTTGCACCTGTTGCGCCGATACTACCAACACCTCCCCCTCCAAGTGAAATAAGGCTACCATTTATAATATCTAAACCCGAACCAATATTCAATCCAGAAATTATACCACCAGGAAGAACATAAGCTAATTGATTAGGCTGTGGACTGTATGTTCCACCACTAATGCTGATATTACCAATAAATGATGTTATACCGGGATTGGAGGTATTACCGATAGAAAAGGATGTTGTTCCATAAGAAATTGAATTTGAACTTATGGTTACAGTGGAAATTGATACACTAATGGTATATGGATTATAGGTAATTCCTGGATTTGTATAAACTTCATTTTGAACTGCAGTTGCAGAGTTTATACCAACAAAGGTTAGATAATATGGATTATTTACGCTTTCTTGTCGGGTAAATACTTTATATGAAGCAGTTGAAATAGGATCTTGTACTGTGCTAACCCTAGTGGCAGTATTTGGATTGCGTAAGCGTACATTATAGCTATTCATAACGATGCAGTGTCTTCAACCATTATTGTACCTTTAACAACCTTAAAGGTTTCATAATTATTGGTAAGAAGAATGTCAAAATAATTTCTTCCAGCTTTTAATAATCTAGTATCTGTATCATTCATTGAAATAGCAATATAGCCAGTATTGCCAAGAACTGAAGAAGAAAAGGCTTTTGCTGTAGGTGAGCTAGGATATTTTCTTATCTTTGCAACAATTGTATAATTGGTTAAATCAAGAGGATTACCATCAAAAGAATCCACAAGAAAAGATGCCGTAAAATCGGTACCTTTTTCAATAGTGATTCCTGTAATCTCTTGAGTTGCCATTAATTAGTGAACCCTACTTTATTGGCTTTGATTGCAACGCTAGTAAAAATCACATCAGTTGGTTGTTTCTGAAGAAACTCAACATTATATGAAGGTATTGTAAAAGTATTCGTTGTGGCTGCACCAATAGCAGTTGAAATACTTACAGTAATAGGGTTTGCAGTATCATTACATAACCGAACGCACGTTGCAGAACTAATGCTAGTTGCAGTTCCGGCTGTAATTGGAGTTGAAATTTGTGTTTCAATAATCTTGGTAATTTGCATTATTATATAACAATCTATAGACTATTTATAATTAACGACTAATTTCTTCCCAGTCCATTGAGGCATGAATATTCGCATTACCTAAACTTGCTGCTGCCACCAATGATAATTCATATGGAGTATTTGTTAGACCATTTCGTTCAAGTTGAAACTTAAATAGTGCTTCCTTTAAAATATCAATATTGCTATGTAATTGATTGGATGCACTAAAATACCCGGATGCCAATACTCTACCACCAGTAATTGAACCACCGTCAATTTTATATTCTACTGATGAATCTATGCCAGCATCTGTCCAAGTTCCACCAGTTGTTATACCACTTGCAATAACTCTCCAATTGTAGTTTGCATTATTAGTGATGCCCATCATTGAAATTGCAGTCAAAATTATAATAGCATCTAGTCTATTTGGAGATGACTTTAGTTTTATTGAAACGACTGGATAAAATGTTCCAGCAGTTGGTAAGTTTACAGGAGAAGTAATTGGTGTCCCGACCGCTTGCTGTAAACCTCTTAACTCATAACCACCTTCTGAAATAACGGTAGAACAAACTTGTTTTAATGTACTAGAGCTAGTTGTCAGACCAGTATTAGTTATTTCGTAACGCAATGGTAGACTTGCGGTTGTCATGTAAGTTGATTCAATGGCATTTGCATGATTGAAATGGTGAGTCTCAATAATTTTACCGTCTATAACAAAGCCAGCTCTTACTGTTCCTTCACCTAGCCATTCAATATCAGACCAGAAAATCTGAGCCTTAGAAATATCCAATGCTATTCCAGAAGGATTGGAAACCCCGATGCCAGTCAAAGTGTCTTTATTCCACTGAGATTGTGGAACTCTTGTTTCAGAAACGATTCCAGTAACTATTGATCTTTCTACAATATTTACCGTATTACCATCTAACTCAAAGTATATTCCATTATCGTTACCAAAATAACCAATTCTCTGCCGAAGATTTTGCTTCGGTTTGCTCATTATACCTGTATTTTTTATGGTGAGACCCTTTCCAGGTTGATATGAGAATACTTTGGTTGTTTCTCTGATAATCTGACAGGTTGTCCCAACCCCAACTGTTAGCTCAACTAATCCTTGATTCTGATTGAAAGAATATGTTGTGCCTGCTCCAGTAACCGAAGTTGCCCAGAGATTATTATCTCTATAGCGATGGCTAGAATCAAATAGGGTTAGAGGATTAGCGACTTTTAATCGCCCGAAGGCATCATAAATGTTATCACTAGGTTTATACAAATGAGACATTAGACTACCCTCCAGCCGTTTCTATAGATTAAGGTAATAGACCCATAATCAATGGCGATGGTAGCTTTAGTTCTACCGTCAATTAAGTCTGAACCACTAGGAACAATATCAATATATCGGTTGGTTCCTTGCGATGCCTGACCTAATTCATCTTTAACAACATAGCAAGTTCCCTCTACAACATTGCTAGGTAAAGTAATTGTTACTGCCCCTGTATAATTTACTCCAATATAGTAATCTAATTCTGTGGGGGTATATGTTGAACTTGTAACTGAAACTGTAGAATATTTTACTCCTCTTTGACCAGAGTAATAGCCTTCAAACTTTTTGGTAGTAGCATTATAGAAAACAAACTTGTTGTTTTGTTTAACAGAATCTCTATTAACGTCGTCTAGAAATTCAAGCCTTACTTCTCCACCGCCGCCAAGTGTTGATAATTGCTGTTGTATCCTTGATAAAAATAACTGGTAATGCTTCTGAAAAGCCTCAACAGTCATAAAGTTCTGATTTAGAGGAGTAAGTGGATCCTCATTTTTTACTGAAGTTGGTTCAGCTAAAAGACCTATTGACTTCTCAATTAAGGTTGTTTCTTCTTTAATCGGTTTAGGTCTTTTCTTCTTTAATTTTAGTTTCGCTTTTGGTTTTGGTGTTATCTCTTCTTTTAAAGGTGTGACAAAGAAATCATCAAAAGAAGTAGATACTATCTGATCTACTTCTTGTCTTTGTATCTTTTTCTCTTCATTTACTGCCTTAAAGAAGTCTCCAAGGCTTGTCATTCATCCTCTGTGCCATTAAAGAGATTAGAGGAAACCTCAGGAACGAGGGCATCAATTTTATCCATTGCCTTAGCTGAGATGATCTGTTTAATCATATCGCTAATCTGTGCAGGAGATTCATCTGCTGCAATCATATCAAGTAGATCTTGTTCTTCCATTTTGTTGAATATTAACTATGTCTATTTAGATTTCCCCACCCTTGGGCATTTTAATTTCTGGTGCCTTTATGTCGGGAGTTACAGGAACTTTACCAGATTGCCCCTCAATATTATTATCAGACTGTACTTGTGGTTGATTGTCTTGTGGAATGTTATCTAGTGGAAGACCAGTTTGAGGGTCGACTGGAGCAGTAGGATCTGGAATAATTCCACTTTCAATCTCTTTTGCCATAAGTTCATCTTGTTCAATAATTTCCTCATCGGTCTGTCTGAGAATTTTACGACGTAGATAATCTTGCGAGAAATACTTACCAACATAAGGTTGAGCCATTGAAACCATATTTAAACGATCAGTGAAAAGCTCAGATTCTTTAAGCTCGGCAAAATGATTATCGTAAAGATAATCAAACTGAATATGTTCGGCCATTTTTTTCCAGTCTTCTGGAGTCACAATATTCTTAAGAATTAGTTGTGTTCCAAGGAAGTCTAAGAATAGCTGCGAGAACCGCTTTCTAAGTCCACCGACAAACTTAGTAAATTTAACTTCATCTCTTAAAATCTCGGTAGAACGGCCGAGATTGAAACCGCTATCGCCTCCAATACGTGTCTCAGGAACGTTCAGTGATTTATAGAGATTTCTCTTAAAGTAATCTAAGTCTGTCAATTCGCCTAAATTACTGTTCTTTGTATAAATGCCGCAAGCCAGAGAGAATGTGTGATAGTTATGTAATGTTTCATCTGAATCAATAGTGAGGGTTCCCACTTCAATTTCATCATCTAGGTATTCAATGTTGGTTACAATAGGAGCACTTGTTTCTTGTTCCATGTTTCCATGAACTGGAATCATTACCTGACCAATCTCTAGGTCTTTTGCCTCAACAAAACCCCGATCATAAATCGGAAATTTGTGGTCATATGTGCAGATAATGTTCTCTTCATTATCAAGAGTAATCTTAAGAACCTTTGCGCTTTTTTGTGTAATACCTGCCCAAGAAACAAGACCAGGTGCAAATTCTCCAGTAGTAGGATGACAAGAATAAGTCCACACAACCTTACCTTGTTTTAGTTCAGACTCTACTTCAGAAATGGTAAGAGATCTACCATCTAATAGTGAAACTTTAGTGTCCATTGCCAGACACCCAGCAGGTAAAGTATCAACCTTTGTTCCTCTACCACCTTCTCTAGTTGGGAACCAAAAGTCCTCCATAAGGCTAATAAACCTACGAGAGGTATCAACTTCACCAGTAGTGCTATTATAATTCATCTTAGTACGATACCTAGAGATAACTTCTCTCATGTATTGTTCAACTTTATCTTTCTGCATATTGCCGACATCAATGTAAAAAATTCTTTTCTCTGAGCTTCTGCTAAGACGATAAATGACAATACTATCTTCAATCATTCGTAGTTGATTTAAGACTTTGATTGCCTTATCAAGGTATGAGAGGGTAGTACCTTTATTTGTATCCTTAAGACCTGAAGTACAACATGCAATTGAATCTTTTGTAAACATGATGCCTTTTTCCGAACCGCCAGACATATCGGCGGCTCCCACTGGATATGACTGTTTGGGATTATATACAAAATATTCTTCTAGATCTGGAAATACTTGATCAAGAATATTTTGGTTACTATAAATCTTTTGCGTAAGAGACTCGCCTTTTTGTTTTTTGGGTCTCCTAACTTTTCTAATTTTTAATGAATCAATATAGCGAATATCTTGGATTCCCGCATGGGGGTCTTTTACGTCAATGAGTTTGTGATAATGTAGTCTTCCATCAATATACCAATTTCTGAATATCTGGTGAGATTTTCTATCAAAATCTAGCATCTCCAAAATGCCCTTAAATTCTTTCCTGATGATATTTTTTAAAGAATCACTAGCGCTTAGATTGGATAGTTCAATTTCAACGGGCGAATCGTTAGTGTCAGAAACAATTGCCTCATTTACAATATCCTCAATGGCACTATCAACTTCATGGTGAAGCGCCATTTCCCGATAACGTTTGATTTTATCAAACTCGGTTCTATATACTCCTTCTACATCAACATAAGAGCCAAAAAAGCCGGTCGTCAAATAATGATCAGAACCATCATCATTATTTGGGGGGACCGGCGAAACTACACTTTTGGATAACTTATTACTATCCTCAATAGAAAATCCAAATAACTTTGCCATTATTAAATTACACTATGGTTTGTTGTCCTATTTAGCTTAGCTAACAGGAACATTCACAATGTCTTGGATACCATTGGCATTTCCAGCACTTGTATGAGTCAGGCGGAACTCAACATTAAAAGTTTGAATTTGATCTGTATTATTATAGTTTAGGTCAATGGCACTAATGTTAGTTGGCCATAGGTTGTGAATAACGTAAGTCCTAATCGGTCTAATAGTGGCATTATTGGCAGCATTGGAAATGGTAGAAGATTCAATGCCAGTATCATAACCTCTACCTAATTGTTGAACATAAGCAACAGGGGCCATATAAGAATTAGGATTGGTAACACCTGTACCACTTTCCATTCTATTGATAGCATTGGACCATCTTTCAAATGCCGTGCGAATTAGATAGTTTTCGTCATTCATAACAGTAATTGACCAGGGGTCATATGTTCTATCACCTGCAACCGGTAGAGTTCTACCGCGAAAAGGAATATCAACAGCCCCAATGTTTGCAGCTGGAATAGGTGCGCCCTGGCACATGAACTGAAATGTCTCATTGTCCCAGTTAGGAACAATACTAGGGAAAGCAGGAATGCTCACCTCAAATAGGTTTGACCTAGCGCCACCACCAGCTAATTTACTCTTAAATCCAGTGATTGTTTTTAAAGTTGCCATTTTACTCTTAGAGCCTCCGATTTAAATTAGATAATAATCAAGAACGACCAATCACTTCTTCAAAATTTACACCAGTGCGAGTTGCAGTGAATGTAAGGGTAACATAATTGATAGACTTAACTGGTTTTAGATAGATATTAGCGACAAATTCATTATTATCTATAATAGCTGCAGTATTATTGGTGCTATCACAAATTACTCTGAAATCATATAGACCACCTTTTGCCTGAATATCACGCAGATAAGGCTCAACAATGTTGATAAAGTTTAGTCTTGTTGATTCAGTGTTGTTGTTGAATAGTGTAGCATTTGCGGTTGACTTAAGAGCCTGTTGAATTGTTAAGAATAGTCTACGAACATTAATCCGGTCAAAAGCTGAACTATAACCAAGAGCGGTCTTATCTCCCCATAGAAGTGGCCCAAACCCAGGGAAATTGACGATTGGATTAATTCTAGCAGAATAGAGCCGATCACGTTGGGACTTATCTGGGCTATATGCAATATTGATTGCACCATTGAGTACACCACGCTCTTGACCGGCTGGTGAATACCAAGGGAAACTATTGATTGAAGTGCGGAGCATCAGACCTGCAACATCGGCATTGCAAGGAATATACCGATAACGGTTATTGAAACGATCAAAGACGTACTTGTAACCCGAGTCAAACACAGCATAAGAAGAACTAGAAAGGCTGGTGAAAAACTCAATGACGTTATTCGTCTGAGTCTCAGAATTGGTTAAACCAACCACATCAGTTCTATGAGGAGAGATAGCTGCAACACAGTCTTTACGCTGAGCGGCAATAGTAATAATCTGATTTGCCTTTGCTTGCGAATCAACTTTATTAATATATCCAGGTCCCATAATGATATAATCAGCTGGGTACCGATCAGAGTTTGAGAACATCTGATATGCACTTACGACATTGGCAAGGGTTGGTAGCATACCACCATTTAGGCCGTAATCTTTCCCGCCCAATAGAGTATAAGAATTGTTGCCGATAGAACTAAAAGTTTTACTTTGAGCAGGAAGATTCCATAGACCGTCGCTATTGGTTAGGGCAGTGAACCCAGTGCCAAAGCCAGTTGCATATGCGGTTTCATTATTGCTATTATCAGAAGGATTATCACCAACGTAAATATAATTAGAGTATTCGGCAATATAATCCTTCCAGAAAATACTTTGAGGAGCATTAACAGTTGAACGTGCATCACTTGCCTTGGAAAGATTGAGATGCTTTTCTAGAAGAGTTCCTTGAATGCCCGTAATTGAGCCATTATCATCAATAACAGCAATATGGATGCCATCGTTCTTACCATTTCGCTCAAGGGTATATTGAGTTGTGGTTGGTTTAGATGCAATTGACCTCCAATAAATTGTGTTATTGGTAAGAGGAATTACCTGCTCATTGTACCAATCTTTTACCTCTGTAACTGCAGTAGTAGCAATACCAACACCTGATGTATTGGTAATTCTGACAACGTTACTATTGATAAATGAACGGAGTTGAGTAAGTTCCGCATACTCAACTGGTGTTTCAATATTAGTTGAACTAACCACCGAGGTAATCTTTACATCAATGGTGCTATTGCCTACGCCAGTAACAATGGCCTTAAGATAACCATTGAAAACTGAGGTTGCACCAACACCAGCAGAAGGTAGATTAACTAGAGCAGTGGTTACAGCAAGACCAACAACACCAGAAGTTGCAGCCGCACCCACATTAAGAATCTGATCAGCCTTGTCATCAATATAAGCAATCTTTAGATTATTGGCCCATTCTCCTGGAGTCTTAGCAGCAAAGATATAATTTTTTGCATCACCTAGATGATTGAGGTTATAATCATCGTAGTTTTTGATCTTAAGGGCGGCATCTCCTACAGTAGAAATGCCCAGTGCATCGTGGCGTGAATTGGCATTAACAAGGTTAGAACCATCACAACGAATTACACTGAGTGTTCCACCATATGAAAGGAAAGAGGACGCAGAATGCCAGTATTCATATTGAGCATCGGCATCTTTAGGGAGACCAAATACGTTAATAAGATCCTGCTCATTTCTAATATTCACTGCCTCTTCAACTGGACCAATATTAAAAGGACCAGCAAATGCACCAATATTATCAACGACATTATCAACCCGACCAATAGTCCGATCAACTTCATTAATAATATAACCAGGAGATAATTGGGGTGTCGCCATCTTTACGCCTAAAATCAGTATGTCTTAGTATTATTTAGGAAAATAGGCTTTTAAAAGTTATATTTCCAGAAAAATGACATATCATCTTCTTTTTCTACTGGAAACCAGATTGCTCCATCGGAATCTTTTTGTCCATCCAAAATGACTGATGATGGACTACTAGACATAAAACCAAATGGCATAGTATCATTTTCCTCTAGTTCCTTTTCATATTCCTCTCTGAGTTTTTTACGAATGTCTGTCTCAGTCATTTCTTTAAAATAATCCTGTGTGCATAACCAGGCAAAAAGAATAAGACAAGCAACTAGATCATCATTTTTGCCCTCTTCTGCACTAAAGCTATTATACCGGGAAACAAATGTTGAAAGCTCTTCAATAATGTTTATGTCTGTAACAATAAGTTTATCTTCTTCTATGAATTGTTTTAAATTAAGGCAACCAGTTCTTTTTACTGGTTTTGACATCTTGATTCCATATTTGACACCCTTTCCTCCAAAGTTCTGACCTGCAACTTGTCCACCTCGTCCTAGAGTTTTAGTTTGTAAAATATTAGGATAGCTATACTCTGTATAAAGAATGTAGGCAACTTGAGAATCATTATTAACCTCACACATAACATATGCTGTATTATAAGCCCTAGCCACGGGATCAATAACGTCTGGGAATCTTAAAATAGGGATCTGATTACTTCTATATTTTGCTACTACTCTATACGGAATCTTTGTTACATCAAAGACCACAAAAGCCGAATAATCTAACTCAACACCTTCTGCAACGTCAACAGTGATGACATAAATTCTATCCGGTTGAGGTTCTTCATAGACATCTAATAGATCATGGCTCCGCAGAGGGTGTTCTGAAACTAGGTTAGAGAGCTTAATGCCACTGATCAGAGTATCTGATGATCCTAGAAAGTCACATTCAAATTCTGCATTCCATTTAACTTCTCCAATGTTAGCAATAGTTTCTTCTTTAAACTTTTGATCGCGCCCAGGAATATCGTGCCAATACACACGCAATGGAATATACTTATTTTTTTGCTTAATTGCATCATCCCACATCTTATAAAAGTGGTTCATTCCATAAGGAGTCTGGTGACCTAAGAAGTTGTTATAAAGAACCGAGTGTGCCCATTTATCTCCTTCTATATCTGGAAGTGAAACGTCAAAAACCTCATTCTCAGATTTTTCTATTGCATCAATCTTTAACCAAATAAGATCTTCAGAAACATTATCATTAAAAAACTCCTCAGATCCAAGGTAAAATTGATCTTTATTATTCATTAAAAATTGTCTAGGATGACCATCGGGATTAACAGATTCCTGATTGATAACTACATTTGAACCGGGGACAATATCAATTAAAGACGAAAAGGGAATAATTTCTTTTGTATAAGTTTCTTTAAGAATTGATTGGAAGCCAATTTCATTTACAAACTTAATAGCATAATTACCAGTAAGCTCAATAAGATAGAGATTATCACCATTAGCAACTAAGGAACCTAAAATTCCTAGATTAGCAATCAAAAGTTGAACCTGCCTAGCAAGTTCTCTTGACACACATCTGAGAGTAATTCCACCATAATGAGCAATTGCCGGTACATCAAAGATTCCACGTAGTAGGGCAATTATATTATTCTTAGACCATGACAGAACTTTTTCCGGTAAGCATTTTGTGGTTTGAGTTGATGTATCAAACCCTAAAGATGTTAGAACCTCGTCTATTTCATCTTGGGAATAACCATCTACAGTTATCGGCCTTTCGGGTGGAGAGGAAACATATAATCCAACTGATAATGCTAGGGTCTCATTGACCGGTCCTAAGTCTTCATTAATGAGGTCATTATCACCAAAGATTTGTTGGTTATATTTTACTGCAACATAATCACCAACTGATAGATCTTTGCTCTTATTATAACCATAGGTTCCATTCTTAAAAGACCAAAGATAATGAGACTCTGAACATTCAATAGTCTCATATTTTGTCTTGATTATATTCGTTGGTACTTTTCCTTGATTTACAACAATTGTACTAGAATAGAACTTATTATTTCCTCTTACAGAATATTCTGGAGTAATGTATGCACCAGTTTTATCTTTATCAATAAACGATTCAATTCTTTTGTAACCACTCTCTGTGAGTAGATAAGTATCTTTAGTTACACATGATACGACAATAACTTTTGAATCTTTACCAGATGTGATCGTGGGATATACTGAACTCATAAAGTTATCCGCCACCTGACTTGGCACGAATGCAAATTCGTCAAGAAAGATAACATTATAAGAACCACCTCGCACAGACGATGCAGATGTGGATGCGGCGAAGATTTTTGACCCGTTTTCCAGTTCAAGAGAACCTTTATTCCAAGACAGGATGCCCTGTTGGAGCCATTTGGGTAGGTTTTCATAACCTGTTTGTAGTCTACCAAGTAGATCTCTTGCCGTACTTGCCTTGTTTGCCAGAACTGCGATATTTACATTGTTATTGAAAATTGCATAATGTAGTAGATATGAAACAACAGTTGTAGATTTACCAGCCTGCCTGCTACAAAGTACAATATTAAATCTATTGGCATGGAAAGCATTCAACATCCTTTCTTGAAAAGGATACATGCCAAATTTTTGAAGACCGTGATCTAGTGTCACGATCTTCATATAATTTTTGGCAAAATAAACAGGATCAATAGTACACTTAGTAAGCTCAACTAATTGCTCTTGTGAAATAGCAATTTCGGTGTTTGCTTTTTTTAGAAGAGGATTACCAAGATAATGTTCTTCTGGCATTATTAATTACTCACAATTTGATGAGTTATTTATTAGCATCTCCAGCGACGGCGAGCTGCTAGCCCCCTCGGTCCTTTCCAACTTCTAGAACGACTGCAGAAGTTTTTGCGGCGTTTCCATGCCTTACTGCCTCTTTTAACTTTTCCAGTAACAGGAGCCTTAAGATTGGAGCCCGTTGCCCTATTATATTTTGCTCGCCCTTTGGCGGTTAGGCCACCACCCCTTGATACTGGGAGCTTTTCTCCTCTACCAACGGAAAGACTAGGACCTGCTTCGTCAAAATATTCAACATCTTCTCCGATAGTTTTATTCTGAAGAAGATAGTTCTTTGAGTGGCTATTGGGAATTTGGATGAGTGGTTGGCCAACATTTTGGCTTGCTACTTTATAGCTTAAAACCTTGGCCTCTGGATAAACTTGTGTAATTGCATATGAAACTTCTTTCCTAGATGGAATACGAATCTGTGGAAAGAATAATTGACTAGCCATCATCTTTCCTCTCCACGAGAAAAGAATCTGCATTACCTGACCATTTTGAACTGGCAAGGTTGCCTCTTCTACTTTAGAATTCCCCCAGTTTGCTGCTCCAACTTTACGACATTTCACCAATGCACCAGAATTGCCGGTTATAGTGATTATACCTTTACCATCTGTCTCTTGCCACATAACCCAAGTATTATTTTCAGTTTCAGGACACCAAACGTCTGTTTCCTTTTCTTCTACCAATTTTAAATTAGTGGTGTCTTTAACCCTATTATTACTTGTATAATCAAACTCATAAGTTTTTTTACCTTTGGTGCTTTCCCAAGTTACAAATCCACCATTTAAAAATTCGGATAATATGAAATCATCAAGTTGCTCTACTTCTGGAATCTCTCCTTTATATGGAGCGGAGATGACCAGTCTTTTATTTGTATTCTTTTCAAGTAAATCTTTTGTCTCTAAAAGAGACATAACATTTAATGATTCTGAAGAAACTTTTTGATCTAGACTATTGACAACCCATTTATGATTATCTGTGCATTCAAAAACAAATCCACTATCATCACTTTGGATTACGTTTGTTTTGACATTCTTGTATCTGTGAATATCTAAAATTGGTTTAAACTCTAACTCATCTTTTTCTAGATTAAATGTTAATATTTCTTCTCCAATTCGCAATTCATTTACTGTCTTCCAACCCTCTTTTGTTAGAGATTTTGTGCTATTTTCTGGAACACAGGCATAGGCACTAGGAAATACTCGGTATCTACTCTTAACTTTTTGATAGCAGGCATCTTTTTGTCCGCTCCCTTTTCCAGGTCTATCTTTACTAGCTTCTTGAATTTCTAGGGATTCTTTAAGAGAAGGTTCTGCTTTTACATAATTACGATCTTTTTTACCTTTTGCAAAAGTTTTGACATTTGTGGGGCTTGCTCCCCCAGTTTTCTCCTGCTGTTCTTTATCATACTTACGCTTACGACGAACGGCAGAATTTATAATCTTCTCTCCTTCTTTGCCTTTTTCCTTTAGGGCTTCTAGTCTACCACTGCTAAAGCATTTTGGTGTTGATTTTTCTCCTTCTTCATTAGCACATGGAGAGCCATCAGCCTGAACCCAGCCAGGCTTACCATTTTTAGATTTTGAACCTTTGAACCAATGATGTAGAGTGCCAGATTCCTGTAATTTATCGGGCTTAATGAGATCAATAAACTCAAATTTAGGATTTCCTAGTAAATCGGTAACAATGGTAGATTCAGTCTGTACCTTTTCTACTTTTTTGAGTTTTGTATAATAATCTGGAAGCTCGGCCAAATGTTGTAGTGCAATGTTTTTTGCATCATTTCTGTCAGTAGTATGCTCCCTTTCAACTTTTATGCCCATTTTCAGCTGAGCTTTAATGTCTTCGACTGAGACTTTGTGTTTTTTTGCAATTGACCCAATGCTCATTACTGGTTTAGTGTCTTTATCGTCACATGAACAACCTTCATCTTCATTAAGTGAGCTTAAGATTCTCTCTACAACTGTTGATTCTTTTAGCTTTGGAAGAAGTACAGTTTTTCTGGTCAGAACCTCACTATTTTTAATATTTGGTAAATCAGATGTGGCAACATTTATAATACTTTTTGTCCCCGGTTTAGGTCTTGCTTTTTTATGTGCATCTGGGTTAATCTCAAAAGAGCTTGCCTCATTAACGCTTTCATTACTTGCAAGATATTCCGCAGCAGTATCAATGTAATCTGCAGCTTTTGTGATTTTAGATTGGACCCATGCTGGAAGTTGTTGATCTCCCTTTTTTATTGCTTTTCTAAGGTGATTTACTGCCTTATCAATACTGTCCAGCTCAACCCTTGCCATATAACCTTCATCGTCTTTCATTCTACCACTTTTGATTTCTTTGTGGTCTTCGTTGAGGTTTCTTTTCATCTTAATCCAATCGTCGGGAGTCTTATGGTGTTTGTTTTTAAAACCGTAGTGAAGTTCCTTAGCTGTAAGATCATGGGATTTCATTATGTTTCTCATAAGAATATCAATTCCATCATAGCTGATGTCATTGGCTTTTAATAAACGAACCTCTAATTCCTTTACGGCTTTAGCTATATTATTTATCTTCATTACCTTTAATTTGCTCTCTGATTAGTTTAAGTGCTTCTGAAGTTGTGCCAATGAATACCGCATTATTAGTAACGGATGATGGTCCCTTTTTACTTGCGTCTTTTCCGATGTCTTTCATCTTTAGTTGTAGATCAAGAAGTTTATCTGCTGCATCTGATACACTTTTAATAAGATGGCCAACAACCTCATAACCTCTAGCTGTGTCTAGTTCTTGTGCTAGTTCAAGGGCACTTGAAATAGCTTCTTTGCCCTTTTCAATAATCTCGTAATAATTGTCTCTTGAATATGTGTAATCTGTTTCAAGATGACCATCATATTTTTCAATTGCATTGGAACTTTCTACAACTTCTGCAGAAACCTCAACTGGCTCTGCGAGATTGAATGTTTCATTTAGTTTACTAAATTTTTTGGGTCGTCCCATAAATCACTCCTCAATTAATTGTATTAGAAAAACCAAAATCATCACCATATGGAATCAGGTCATTATCAGCTGCGGTAATTCTCTTAACTTCTGAACCTGAAACATGTAACTGAACAGTAGAACCATCCATACCACGTTGAACCTTGAGTCTATTTGCATTTTTAGAAACAATTAACAACGCCTCACCATTTATGTCTATGTATGAATTAACAACTAAATTGGTGGCATTAGACACTTCAATTTCAATTGAATCTTTAGAAATCTCTTTTGTTAAAGTTGTTTCAACTATTCCAGTATAGTTGCGAATAGCTCTAGGTGAATTACTCAAAACAGAATCTACTATTGGAGATGCAGTTATTTCACCTGCAACGAGACCAATTGAAACCTTTTTAATAATTTGTGATTCAAGAGAGTTGGATGAAATTGGACCAAAAATATAAGTTTTAACAGTAAACTTTAAAGTATAAATCAATGCACGTCTTTCTTTAAAGTCTCCCTCATAATTGTCGGTTATTGATATATTATCAAGAACAATATCTAAATCTCTTTTCTCTGCAATAGATTCTAGAAGTGTTGCACTAACTTTTAGGTTCGGTTGAAAATAAGGAATAATCTGCTCTATAATCTGGAGCATATCATCGTTATGTTTTGTTAATATATTCAGCTCAAAGTTAATGTTATAAGGAGCGGGCATATGTGTCACTCTTAATACATTGCTATTAATATCCTTAGAACAGAATGTTGTTGCATTTGGTAACTTTCTTTGAGGATCATAAGAGAGTCCAATAATCTCAAACGACATTCTAGGTAATGTAATTTGAACTGGCTTATTGAGATCGGGAACTTCTATTAAACGTGCAAGAAATTTTTGAGTTGGACCATATGCAATGGGCACTTTTCCTCTAAAGAACACCTCACCTTGTTCATTTTTTTGTACTAATTGAATATTATTAAAAAGACTACCGAAGACAATGATAGTTTTTCTAATGGATTCGTTATAAAAATACTCAAACATAAATGCAAATTCCTTCTACACTATTTAAGTCATTAAAAGTTTCCAAATGGATTATTAACTGAAAATTCAACTAAATCTTCAGATTCATTTTCAATGTCTGTGTTAGTTGCAAATTTATCAGGAAAATCATCATCAAGAATCGGCAATTCAACCTTATAGCTTGCACCACTTGTCTGTCCAGTGATTAGTTCACCTTGTCTAAATGTTCCAGTTGGGTTAGACAATCTGAGAGTCTTTGTTGGATAATCCCATGTCCTAACTCTTGCGGTGTAACTTGTGGCAGAACCTGCAACAATTTCATTGTATTGATAGGTGCCTATTCCAACAAACACTGGACTTGAGAATACAATTGACGGAGGTTGAGTGTAACCATATCCACTATTAATCAACTGAACAGAAGTGATTTCTCCATCTTGAACAATAGCTCTAGCTTCTGCGGACTGCGATGCCAAACCGACAAATGTAACAGATGGAATACCAACATAGCCACTACCACCATTAATGATGTTGATGGCTCCAACTACACCATTTCCAATAAGTGTTATGGCCTCTGCTCCACGTCCACCGCCCCCTGTAAAGGCTATAGACGGGGCTACAGTGTACCCGAAACCTGAATTGGTGATATTGACAGCCTGAACCCGGTATTTAGTTGGATCTGGCCCACATAGGTCAACAATCCCACTAATCATAGTGGCAATACCAGTTGCGGTCTGGCCTCCTATTGGAGCAGTTCCAAATCTAACATTAGGGGCGGATGTATAATCATAGCCTCTGTCTATCATTATAACAGATCTAACACCACCATTGACAATAGTTGCAGATGCGGTTGCAGTGGCGCCTGAACCAACCATGGTATAAGATTGAATATAACCATCATCAACAATAATATCATCAATTGGGTTAATACCGGTATCAATAACTTCATTTTGATACCGAAAGAGTTCACAATTGAGTGAATATGTATAAGTTTTTCCTAACTGATAAAATGGCTTTTCGTGATCAACAAATTTGATTTCAAAAATTCTATCTCCTAATGGAAAGTAAATAAGATCACCTTCTTTGGGTCTAGTTGGAAGTTCAACATTAGGTAAATTAGTGATAAGAGGTGAAATATATTGCTGGAATCTTTCTTTTGAAATCGTAAGAGATAATTCTGTTACTGGTTGAATGCCGAATTTAGTCATTAGCGTGCCGGCACCTTCATAACCATCAAAGGTATCAATATATGCCTCTATTGGATAAGCATTAGTAAATTCAGATTCAATAACCTCTCGGATTACCTTTTTCTTTGTTAGGTAAAATCTAGGAAGATAGTATATATCAATGCCATGTATCTTAATAAATTCGTTGACCAGATCTTGCATTAAGCCCTGTTCAACTTTAGCCTCGTTATTGAAAAATGGATTTAACATTTACTTATGCAATAACATCAAATGGGGGCATCTCATAATCATAGGTCATTCTCTCCATGATAATGTCAATTTCTTTCTGGGCATCATCATATAGTTCTCTTGCATTAAATTCAAGCCCGCCTGGTAACTTTGCACCTCTATACTTTAACAGGTTTGAAGCCCATTGGCGTTTAATCAGGGCAGTTGCATATCTCTTAAGAAAAGAATCGTTCCAAACTTTAGGAGATTCAGTTGGATCCATTATACGATAGCAATCAATTACAATGTACTGGTCAACTTGAATATCGTTCCAGTTCATATCAAGATAGAGCCTATCACCCCGTTTATTGAATCTAATAGTCCTATCTGGTGTTAGAATCCAGTTAATGTCTTCAAGGTATCTTTGAACCATTGTATATGACAATAGCTCAAGTGATCCCCAATAATAAAGATCATTTAAGAATAGCTGATACTTGATATTGAAAAGTCCACTGGATAGATTACTACCGGATGCAAAATTAAAGATGCGATTTACACCAGTGACGTGTGGTGGAATTTTAATGTAGTTGGCATTTTCCTTTACCACATAACCGTCAGTTGATGTACTGGCGATGCCAACGTTTCCCTTTGCCCTGTCAATATCTTGCTGGGTGACTTGATATTTTAGGTATGTTTGAATTGTACCATCAAAATGTCTTTCATGAAATAGTTGCAGGGCATCGTCAATTCTATCATCAATTTGTTGGTCATCAATATTGATTTCAATCACAGGAGCACCTAGTTGACGTAGACAATAATCAGCTAGTTCTTGTCTGGAGCTTGGTTGGGCCATGATAGAATAACTTCCTGTTGTTTTAAGTATAATTTAATATTACTCTTGGCAATAATTCTCAGTGTTTCTTTATCTTCAACATTATCTATGATTCTAGAAAGCTTTTCATACTCAAATAGCTTAGATATGTTGGTGAGTTCTATTTCATCTGGATGCATTTAATAGCTCCTGGAGGAGTTGCTTTACTTGATCAATTTCACCTTTGATTACACCTAGATCCTGTTCAATAGATTCAACACGCTTTGATTCTTGTTGCTTTAATCTTGAAGCAGCGATATAGCTATTATATTCAGTTTGATTTGTGTTCATAATTGCCTTTGTCCTAGAATCACGGATGAGATGGGGATGACCTTCAATTTTTGTATATTCCATAATTAACCTGCAAGTGCTACTACTCTTAAATCTTTAACGCGAGGCGGGTATGCCTGATTCGTTGATGTTCCCACCAATTTAATGCTATAATACCTAAAGGATGGTAGATTATCCATCGTAAAGGTGTATTCTTTGAACTGGATACCAGATGATTCAAACCCAATTTGTGTCTCCTTTGGTATTGATACGTCCGCAATACCGCTATTGTTTGCAATATTAATAATGTTTTGATTGGTATCAAGATTTCTATATCCTGGGAATGGATAATATACTAGGGATTCGTTAGGATCGTTTGAAACAGAGTAAAGGCATCGTATTTCGTTATAGACATTAACATGCGCTGTTACATAAACTTTTAGTGAATTTGCAGGTAGTTCAAGTTGTAATGGAACGCTAGCATACACAAAGGCAGATGGATCGTTTAATAGAGTTGCTACCCTATCATCGGTTTCAAAGTTACTAATAAGATCATTAACTCGGTTTGAGGTAAATGATAATGCAACCCTTTCTAAATTAATAATCGGAGAAACATAAGAGTTTGAAGAATTTAATTCAACATTTAATGTCAATGATTTTTTGCCAGGTAACGAGGAAAGATTTTGATCCTCATTTACTTTTGATGCTACAATTCTAGGGGAGTTGAAATAAGTTTTTTCCGATAAGTCAATATCAATAAACCCTTTATCCGAATATGATAATTCAGAACCGCTTATACTCGTTCCAGAAATAGTCCTAATTTTTGTACCTAGGCTCGTGCTTGGAAAAATTCTTGTTTCAACTAAAGGTTTTATAATCTCAAAAGGAATATTCTGGGTGGCTCTTGTAACAGTTCCACCTGAGGATTGTGTCTTTTTGAAAAACAGTCTTCCCAATGTTGAACCTGCTGTTCTATCTGTTTGTCCTTGTGGAAGCGCACTTAACTTTCCAGCCTGAGAGAAATTAACTTTTAATTTATAGTGATCCAAACCAATTGAGTCAGGTTGTGTAGAATCACTTAATGTAAACGTTGTATTAATGCGCCTTAACGAAACACCGTTCAGCTCATACTTCATAACGTTAGATAGAGCAGAATATGTTGATGCTAGTGTTTGATCAATTGATCTGGTAATATTAGTCAAGGCATTACCTGAAACACCAGTGTAAGATAAAATCTCATCATTGATTCTAATATACCCTGGGTTTGTAACGGAAACGGGGAGACCTTCAAAGGTTGTAAATATAGATGCGTTCTCAACGCTAATGTCTGCGGTTGATGTGTTTGAGTAAGCTGTTGTTAGTCTAGTTGGTGTTAAATCGCTTGATACATCATTTAAGATCACTTTATTAACAGTAGAATGCATACCATGATTTCTATGATTTACTTTAAAATGATCTCCACTTTCGGTTACAACTATGCTATTTGGGTATGCCTTTGAAGTGCTATTAAAATATAAATCACTTGTAATTCCAGGTGTTCCAATATATGTTAATGTTTTGCTCGGATCGTTTGTTTCAAATTGACCCTGAACATTTGTTAAAATAATTTCATTAAATCCTGCTGTGGATTGAACTGATAATTGCATATTTAGACCGAGATTGGCAACACCTATTGATGTTGGTTCTAGAACATCACCAATAAGATAACCATTACCACCAGAAGAAATAGTTGCACCTATTGATGCAACTGAACCATTAGTAATTGTTATATTAGCAGTGGCATTTCTACCACTACCAGTTATAGAATTGAGTGGGACATTGTTATAGGTTAAGGAACCAGAAGAAGGGGTATAACCGATACCAGCATTGATAACTTTAAGTGTACTTGTGGCGGAACCAGCAGCTCCAACAAAAATACCAGTTCCAGTAGAATTTAATTGTGCTACAATATTCCCACCGGTTAGACTTGTTGATAATAAAGTAGAACCTATACCAACTCGTATTGTTCTAGATTGCATATCAATTGGGTTATCTTCTAGAACCGCAATTTGGTCATTAAATTCTCCTAACTCTGAATTGTAAAAATTGACATAACCTTGAGATGACTTAAAGTTTGCGCGATAAAGAGTAAATTTTAAGTCGTCAGTTTGGATTGGTGTCCACGTTAGGCCATTTTGGGATCTAAAAAATGAACCAGATAATGGCTGCCTAGAGACAATCACACCATTGCCAGATGAATTGGTTGCTAAATCAATTTCAGATAATCTTGATACATGAACTCTGTATTGGTCAGAATTTGATGAAATGCAAATAGAATGAAATGTTTCACCACTTAGAAAAACTGGCGAATCAAATGTTACTCTAGTTGCAATAGTACCATTATTTGATGTTAAAATTGAACTTGGATATAAAACCACCTCAGAATATTGATGGATGTCATCAGATGGTTGCCCAAATGTCAATGGCCTCAGTTGAATTGTTACCGGAAATGTTGTATCCTTGCTATAAAAGAATAAATCAATTGCAGTGGCAAAAAACCCGCTTGTTTGACTAACGTAAAATGATTGGGCAATTGGATCTACTAATCTCATTTATCTTATGCTTTATGAGTTATTTAGCTATAAATTTGCGAGTTATATTTATTCCTGGCTATAGTAATAATATTCACTAAATCACTCCTACTGTCTATTGTTGTGTTTTCGTTTAAATCGCTTAATGTATAAGAAGTATTATTAAGACTATTAATACTATTTACTACATTTGTTGCGTCACGTCTGGTAATATTTCTATACTCAGATGCGGCTTTTAATGTTGGTTCTCTAAAAGCCTGCATTTGTGGAGCAGGCACAGGCGCTGGAGCAGGCGCAGGCGCTAGAGCAGGCGCAGGCGCTGGAGCAGGCGCTGGAGCAGGCGCTGGAGCAGGCGCAGGAGGCGGCGGGGGTGGCGCGACTACAACATTTTCTTGATAATAAATTAAACTCCCAGTTGATATGAAATTTGCCTCTGAATATGTTGTAGATCCACCAGTAATAAGAGAATTGGTTGGACTATCTGTTAATCTCATTTTCCTTGTTCCAGCCTCAAAGGAAGGATAATCTGCTTCATTACCATTTGGTATAAAGACAGAACCAATAATATCCCCATTATTATCTGTGACTAGAGAAATGTCAGCATTAATGGTAGCTTCCGCTCCTGATGTTTGCCCTTTCAAAAACATTCCACTATGGATAGCACCCCCGTAAACAGTTTGAGCATTATTTGCTAAGCTATAAGTATCAATATTTAATAATGTTGATGTTGATGAATACGTTTCTGGAACATTTTGATAAACAAAATAAGGATTTTCTTGATATGTAGTAGTAGGATTATTATATGGCCCAAATTTATGGTTAGATTTTGCGACCCGAAATTTTATTACCCATCCTGTACTACTAGATCCAAAAACTGTTTCACCAACTTGGAATGTTCCTTGAATCATAGTGATTTGTAATAACTTTGGAATAACAAACCTACTCATTGGACGATCATCAAAAAATGTATAAATTTTGGTATTTGGTTTTAAACATTTACCAGTAAATTCAATATTACGCGAGCGAAGATAGTTTGCTATTTGTGCGCTTAAAAACGTGTTTCCTTGAGACCATATTTGTGAAACATAATCCCAAAAAACCGGATTCATGCCATTTTGTGGATTGGTTCTTGCTAGGGTCTGTTGGGAATCGCTTGGAGTGTATGTTTTTGAATAAACATTATTTGTAGATAATTTAACCTGATCTGCCCAAACATCAGAGGATGGATATAGAGATAATGTACCACCATATATACTGCTTCTATAAGATGCAACATTCTCAACGCGGGTTGAGAATGGTTGAATAATTTCGGCAACATTGTCATAATCAAGAGTAATGAGTTCACCTGTTTTTTTAATATTTGAACCGATTATATCATTGGCGAATCGTAAATCAACTTGAGTATTGGCTGTTGTTGTTATCCCAACTATTCCATTGGATGCAAGTATTAGATCAATTTGTGTTGTATAATGAGTTGGGCGAAGTTCTTTGTTTACGATGTCAATACTATTCTTGACTAATGTTGTCTTTTGTTGGGTATCTGTATTTGTGAAGTTATCAACAAAGAATCCAGACTTAAAACGATTCAGACCATTGTTGTCTGGGATAAAAAGTTTTGAAGTATCAGTTTCAAGTAAAGAAAGAGATGTATAATATTCAAGATTAGAAATTCTATCTTCTAACTTTTTAATATCCTCCATTCTATAACGTTTATGGGTTTGAAGACGTAATTCTGCATCAGCAACGTTACAAAGATAAGGAGGAAGAAAAATTGTGGCAATTTCTAGTGAGTTTTCAATAGTATTTGGAGGTTGAGGAACTTCCGAAGGTGCCCCACTTGCAAGTTCTACAATTCCATTTTGTGATAGAAATAGTTTATCAATTCTAGGTAGATAAAATGAATAATCCAAATTGATAGACTCATCTGATGCCAATATATTTTTTGGGTTAGAGTAAAGCTCTGAGAAGTTTCTACCTAAAAATTCAAAAGGTGATCTAGTATTCTCAACAACACTATATTTTGATACTCTTGGCCTAACGTCAATTATATCTGATGATGTTGTCGTTGAATTAACTTTCGGAATATCACAATAATCAAAATTGTTATAAGAATTAACAGTAATCAGATCTCCAGTGTCAGAAGTTTGAAATTCGGCAGATTCATATACAATTAATAGTGGACGTGTTGGTTCATTATAGCTAGGAATACGTATTATTTTAGAATAATCATAGATGGTGTTTTTCTGTCCAGCATCAAAAATGAATTGGGATGTGATATTTCTATCACCAAACTCCTTATTAAAGACGTTTGCAGTTATTCCAGTTTCTTGAAAAGTAACCCTTTCATCATTATTGAAAGTCGCTACCGTTAAATAGACAACACTTATGGTTAGATCTGTAATCCTTTTTACATAAACTGCTATTGCATTTGTTGTTTCGCCAATTATTTTTTCGCCTATTAATAAATCATTTGTCTTGTTTGTGGGACCACTCAATAGACTTAAAGTCACTCTAGGTAAGTTTGCCTCTGTTAGAGTAGATGATTCAAAAACACCGTAAAGTTTAGTTACATCTGGTGTTAAAAGACAAATTTCTTTATCTTGAACTCTAGTTCCATATGGATAGTTTCCATATGTAAGTCCATCGTTTCTAGTATTAGTTCCAATACCAGAACCACTATATTTTGACTTGTCAATAACTGTAGTTTGAATTCTATTTTTATACTTGACTTTTTCTCTAACATTAACCTTGCGTAAAGTGGCAATAAGTTTTGCATTACCATTGGTTCCAAGACCATTAATTGTTAAAGTGCTAGAACCATTTGTAAACGAGAACTTATCTTGAGATAGAATTTCCGTAGTGCCATCTTCCTTTATTAGGGCATATCGTTCTTCATCAAATGGCAGAAAATTTTCATTAGCCTCGGCATTAATTGGACCAACGGAATTTGATAAAATTATAACATCAAATTGTTTTCTTATGATGATATTTGAGCTATTCAAATTAACATTTGATACACTCTTTTTGGGTAACTTGGTAAAAAGAGTGTTATCTTGAGATCTAGAAAATGAAGTGGAGAGAATTCTAAAATCAACAGGATTAATTGAACTATTTGGTAATGCACCCTCGCATAGCCCCGGTACGGTTGTTACACCAACAATTTTTAGGTTAAATGGAGCAACGGCAATAATTTTTGCATAATTTACAATAAAGTTACCAGGATTAGTAAATGCAACAATGTTGCCAGATTTAGAGTATTCTAGAAAACTATCATTAGTAGTAGTTACGGTAGAAATGCCAGTTAAAGGGTCAACTGCTGTAATGTTTACTTGACCATAATTTCTATAAAGTGATTGTTTAGTGTCAGCAGTAAATGTAAAACCAGTTCCGACTACTCCGTAAACGGATTTTACATCATCTAAGGAATATGATGTAACGGCAGTGGAAACACGGGTATTTTCAATTCCATTAAAGACTAACCGCTCTCCAACTGCAAAATTGCCACGAACATCATATACAGTTAGAATGCCAACATTGCTAGAATCATATCTTAAAAATCCACTCGCTCCACTTGATTTGCCTTCAACTTGACAAGGAATGTTATATAAAATATCCGAATCTAAATTTTGATTTACAAATATTTCAACATATGGTTGACTATCAAATAGAGAAATAACCCATTCATTGGTATTTAAATTATTTACATTATATGATCCAGATTCTAGAGCAAAATCATAAACTCGAGCTAATCCAATTTCTTTACCTGATGCGACATTTTGATTTGTTCCAACTCTAGTATCTCTGAGGCTTACTGTATAATTAGTAGAAATACCAATAATTGGTGAACCATACACCCGATTGAGGGTCATGGTTGAGCCTGTATAATAATTAACTTCTTGTCTCTCTAAAAGTTTTGTAGTTCTTGGTTTTTGGAAATCTACAAAACTTGTTCCGGTTTTAATTTCATATCCTTGAACAAATGCCTGGAATGGAGAAACTTTATATATCCCCAAAGATTCACTGGGAGTATTGCCATTATATGTAACATCCGTGGCTTCATAAATTCCATTATTTCCTAAATGATTATTATACGATTCGTTAATGCTTATAGAAGGATTGGTTACATAATAATCTCCAGATTCTTTATATGTTCTTCTTGCCAATTCTTTGGCTAAGATATTGTATTCTGGAATATTTTGTGATGATATTAATGTGCCATTCTTTATTTCTAAAAGCTGAACAAAATTGCTAGGCTTTTCGTCTAGTTCATATTTTGCTAATGATAGGTCAATCAGAAAACGGTCTGCCCCAGGAGCGGTATAGTTTGAAAAACCAGAAGCATTGTCAAATAATTGTGGCTTATCATATGCCGTAACAATCTTTTCGTTTACAAAGAAACCGACCTTATATGAAACATTGTTAGAATATTGATCAAGAAGTAATGTTTGCTTGAAAACATTAACGAATGTTCCTCTAATAAAATATACACCATCAGTAACCGCAACAGAACTAGCGACAGAATTACAATTATCAGCAATAGTTGAAACAATAGACTGTCCTTCTGTAAAAACGAAACTCTGTCCATCTGAGAGAGATGCTGTGGAGGATTGTTCTAGAACTAATTCTTCTCCATCTGCAAATACAGAAGTTGTTCCATTGTCAAGACTAGCACTAATATACTTTACATAGATTGTGTTATTGCCTCTTACTGATTCAGATTCTGTAATAAAAAGGATTACGGTAGCTCTAACTCCACTATTTTTTCCTCTAAGAGTTTTGCCCTGCAATAGTGGTAAATATGAGGAGATATTTACACCATTATATGAATTTTGTAACTCTACTGCATTAAGATTGCCATCATAATCAATATTTCCAGGGATTACAACTGAACCCTCTTTAAATAAGTGGTTGCCAAATTGTTCAATCTGGTTTTGTAGAATTGATTGAAGTGAATTTAGCTCCCTTGCCTGAATAGGATTGGGTTTGAATAAAATTTTATAGTACGAATCTACTGGACTATAATCATCATTATAAGGAGTGATATTTAAATTCGTTTCCTGTGGCATTGTAGGTTAGAACAGCAGAGGTACTTTAATTTCTTCTTTTTGGTTTACAGATCTGGGGAAAGAAGACATGTTTTGAACATGAATAATATCCCCTGAATACTTTTTAACCTCTGGAGTTGATAAACCATTGGTAAAGTATTGACCAAGATAACTATTATTTATCGGATTATAATCACCATTAAAAGAGGTATCAATACCAACTTGATTTGAACCACAATTTAAAACAATAGAACCACCAGAAGCTGGAGTTGCAGAGAATCTATTCAGGTTAAATCCATAAGTAGGATTAGAATTTAAACCTCCAGCTGTAGCAAACCCAACCATAGTTCTATCTTGCCAGTATTTCAAAACATTATTTGTATAATCAAATGATGCAACTTTTCCAACTGCGGTAACTCCTACTCCAATGGTTTGGGTAAATACAGCATTAGCTGGAAAGGTGCTAGGAGATAGATTTATACCTGATACTTTAATTGCATAAAGCGCACTAGCTCTGTCGGAAGATAGAACAGTGGTTGATGATGGTGCTTCTGGGTTTCTGATAATTCCAACTCTAGCTGTACTATTACCAATCGTAAAATCTGGATTGGTTGAATCATTTTCTATTCTAGTATAAAGTACAACTTTATTTGCCCCGAGTTCTCTATAAATGTCATACCCATGACCACCTTTAGGAGGTATAATGACATTAAACACTGGTGCCGTATTGGAAACCAAAATGCCAGCAGCGGTAATATCTACAGTTCCATAGGTATAACCGGAACCACCATTTGTAATAGTAATTGAATCTACTTTGTTATCGTTGTTAATAACAATTGTGGCTTCTGCCCCAGAACCATCTCCTTTTACTGGAACTCTAGCATAAGTGGTATTAGGTGAACCGACCGAGATCCCCCTATTTACAATAGTAATGATCTTTAATTGACCACTATTTTGTGCATGATTCCTAATTGAAGAATATTCAGAACTTGTTTCCCAATCACTTGGAACAGGGAAATAGTTGTTTGAATAAAACCGGATGATGTCGCTAGGTTTAAGTGTGTATAGGTACTTCCAAATATAGCCATCACCACTTTCGCCAGCTCGTCTTGGTTCTAGGTCTGTAAATGTAGGTTGATCTAAAGACGGTCTACCGATAGGATTTTCTGGATCAACTCCATTGTATAGACAAATATAGACCCGGTAATCTTCATTTACAACAAAATAGTTTGCAGAATATAGGCTAGTTGCCCCAGATGGTTCAGATATATTGGATCTGGTAATGTCATGGCGGTACATGTCATAAGTAACACCAGAAGACCATTCAACTTTTTTTACAACCTGTCTGATTCCAGATGGGGCAATCCTTTTTAGGGCGATCATTGTATCCCAATAATCATTCTCTTGATCAAAGCTATCTTTAGGAGCCGGAGGATTTGTATCCCAGTCTGATTGATAGCTAGATGAATTGGGAAGGCCAATAAATGTATAGTAAATGTCACTATTAGCTGCAGCAGATCTAACAAAATCTTTTGCGCGGCTAATTCTTAGTTGATCTGTAAATATAGATGACATTTTAGTTTTTAGCTATTTAGGTATAATTTTTCAACTTAAGAGGGTTAAATCGCTTAAGTATAGGTGATGTACTAATTCCGGTGAGTCCATTTTTGTTGACAACATAGGCATTTTCTGTACCACCAATTGGAGTTACAATTCTACCCCAACTATAAGTTCCGTAGATTTGTGTATTTCCAATTCCAGTTATATTATTGGAAACTGTGCTAACAGTGACCGACGTGATGGTTGTAGTGCCAACACCCGCAACATAGGATTGACCAGTTGAGACAGTTGCAACCTGATAGACATTGTTTAAATAATCATTACCATTAGATATGATGTTGTTATTTTCGTCTAGAGAAGTAACACCAGTTCCAACAAAGGTATTGTTTACAACAAAATAATAACCTGTTTGAATACCACTTACAGTTATTGCAGTTCCAACAATAGCTGGATTTCTTAGCGGAGAATCTTGAGGAATATAAAGATTAAATACAAGACCAGTAGAGGCGACACCAACGGAGGTTTTTGCAATGCCAGAGATTATACCAAAGTCACCGGAGACAGAAGTAGATGTAACAACTTCAGTCGTAGCTTGTGGACTTTCAATTAGTACATAAGGCGAAGAGGTGTAACCAAATCCTGGGTTTGCAATGGAAATAGATGAGATAGAACCATTAATTATAGATGCAGTTGCAGTAGCTCTAGAAGAGGTTCCTAGGCCCACAGGAGGAGCGATTGTAATCTCTGGAGGATTGAGATAACCATAACCAGGATTAGAAAGATTGATTGAGGCGATGGTTCCGGCGATGGAAACATTGGCAGATGCAATAGCTGGGATAACATTTTCTTGACTAATGATTCTATACTTATTTCTATAAAAGGATTGAGTGTTTTCGCGGCTGCTATCAAATAGTGTTTTATAGTTTTCTACAAATAGGATATTAGATGAAACGCCAACAGAACTGATCAAATTGGTAGAGGGTTCAATAATGTAAGAGTATTCTTCCCTGTCTTTTGTGATTTCCTTTTGTCCAATAAAGGTGTCTTCAGTTTGTCTGCAGATTTTTATTGGTCTGGTATAGGAACTATCTGTTATTACATTGGGGCCAGTGTATGTTAGGGTTTCTATTGTATCAGAAGAAATAATGTCAATGACGGTTCTTTCATTTTGTATAAGTCCGTTATCATCGTTTAATTTAACTTTATCTCCTGGCTCAATAACAGAAGTCGCCTCAACATCAATAACATCGGTTACACTATTGCCTCTATAGAAAAGGATGGTGCATGTGCTCCCTTGTTTAGGGGCTTCGGTGAATACAATAAAACTACTTCCACTAAAATTGTAACTTTCTCCTGGTGTTTGAAGAATACCATTAATAAAGATCAATAGGGTATATTCAAGAATAATTGAAGAACTAGGATTAGCTCTGAAGCCTTTATTTTCTCTATCAATTTTGATCGGGAAGCGTCTTCTACTGCCATTGAATAAGTGATCAATAGGATCAATAATCTGGAGTTCACCGAAAGTCCAACCAGAAAATTTGTCACTATAAACTTTATCAACGATAAGTCTAAAGTCTACAAGTGGTGGGATGTATATTGGGTTGGAGAAATACGACATCCCAAGTGGTCCATCTGCAATGGTTACCGTTGTATCATTTGCCAGAGTTGCAGTTGGGGTAGTTGATGTATAACTCGGGGTGCTTGTTACTGGGATGGCCGAGTCCGTTAGTGTAATTGGAAGCGTAGTTGTTGCACTTGCAAATTGGGCAAAGCGACTTTGTGCACATTGATACCGATATGGAGTTCTTGTTAGAGTTGTTGATGTAATAGCCCAACCATAGGTATAACCTTCTAGCAAATTAACATACCGATCACGCGTAATATCAGCACCCAAAACTAATCGGCCACTACCAGAACTTAGAGGTGGGAATAACCCCATCTCTTTATATTCTATCATGGTCGTAAGATCGGATGAAAATACAGCCATGTAGACTTGCTGCAACTCTGCATTAGCATCAGCTGGTGGAGGTTGAGTTACCCACTGATTGTTTATAGAAAGACCGGCTGTTCTCCAGCCCGTTACAACTATTGATCCATCACTCCTTTCTGAAATTTGCATCAGTGAGCCATTAGATAAGGCGTTCTGGGTACTTATCACAAGTTTTTTTGAAGCTACAACAACACCAGTGGTTGGATTTATTAGATACAAGTCTGGCCATGAAGAGCTGCCAAGTCTACCGCGAAAAGCACAAAGACCATTGCGCAATATGCACCCAAAAGAAATATCAGTTGTACTTACTGAGTCGCCGAGTTCTCTATAAACTGGATTTGCACCTATGGCATCAGCATTAATGATGACTGCCCGCGTAATCGGTGTCTGTCCGAATGGTGCAACGTTTTTAATGCAAGTAATAATAATTGATCCATCTGGCTTTGTAAGTATGTTTGTAATCTTATTAACATAATTAAGATTTACGTCGCCACTACCATTAATGGTATAACGAACACTATTGATCACGGTTCCTTCACCATTTAGAACGACTAAGCCTACGTTATAAACAAGCAGTGAGTTGCTATAGCTTGTAAAAATAAGATAAAAGTTCTTAGTAACTTTATTGAAATAAAAACCTAAAAATGTATATGAATCGGTTAAGTTAAGACTTATATTTTTAATCCATTTTGTACTACCAGTTGTAGAATCAAGGCAGATAATCCTTCTACCAGTTCCTAAACCAAATGAACCGATTAAAACATTTTCACCGGAAGCACATATGCGCAATGACAGACCCAGTTCGCTTGCGCTTCCGCCAAACCCACTAACCTTGTTGAGATCTTTTACCCATAGTATCGTTCCGGCTGGTGATAGCTTAATTGCCTTTAGCCATCTTCCACTCGAATTGGGAAGCTCTCCTAGCATATAAATATCACCTTCATCCGACACAAATAATTGACTACCACCATATTCAACATTCCATGTTTCTCCAACTGCTGGTGTTGTATATTGCATTACCCATGTATCAGGAAGATCATCAGATGGAAGAGCGGTTGGGATACCAACAGTGCCAGCTACACCTATCGTTAATACGTCTCCGGGTTTGTATGCAAAGCCAGTATTAGTAAGTTGAACATCAACAATGCTCTGACCCATTCCAACAGTTATATTTGCTCTTGCTCCAGTTCCGATTCCGGTAGACGGTGAATAATAAGATAATGGAATATCAGTATAAGGTAGAGGATCATCAAATTTCACAATAGGTGGATTTGTATGTGTAAATCCAAATCCAGGGTTAGTAATTGCAACAGATACGACTCTACCACTACTAATTGTTGCAATGCCAATATTCTGGACTGTTGCTATTCCAGTTGTTGAGGCATAAACTCCAACGTTTACTGTTTGTAGACCAGATCTATAACCAGTACCTTTATTCCTAACAACAATAGACTGAATTGTGCCCGCCATTGAAACGATTGCAGTTCCAGCTGCTGAAACTAGAGGTTGTAGACCATAACCTTGTATCTGACTATACTGTTTTATGACACCTCCGACTGGAGTATCGTAAGCATTTACATTATAAACTTGGTTACCAGGTAGACTTAAGAAACGAATAGATGTAATACCCGCAGTTTCTTTAAGAGCATAGTTACCAAAAGTCGTGGTTGCTCCATTAAATTCTGAAGGTTCTTGGAATACTTGGTTTATTAATATTGAACCTGTATTGGTTGCAAAACCTGTGATGTTTTGACCATTAGATGTTAAATTGAAAGATGTTGTGATGCCATTGAAGTTATGTGAAATGTCGTCAAATACGAAATTGTTATAGTAGGCATGATCAGTTGTATTAGAAACACCGTTCTTAGTAAAGACTCTACCATTAAACTTTAATGTAGTGGTAATACCGGCATAATCTACACTATCAGGATTGACCGTACTCATTCCTACCGGGGATGGAGCAGGAGGAGCTTCTGTAAAATGGAGTTTATTGTTTACGATATTATATTCGCCATCTACCTTATAAACAATAGAATTAGAAGTATGAGAGGTTACCGCCGTTCCAACCCAACCCCTATTAACATAAACAGCATTTGTAGATGCAATGCCAACTGCGGTAATCTTAAGAACTTCATCATCAATTTTAACAAAATCGCCACTTGAAAACTGCTTAACACTACTGAATCTAATGTAAGTTGAACCAACCCCAACTGCTGCTGTGCAAAGGGTCGTGGTAGCAGTAGAAACAATTGGAGATTGTATAACTCCACCTAGAGAAATTAATACTCTGGTGTTATTGTCTAGAGATGATAAAACGTGCGAGCTACCAATTCCAACAGATGTAAAGATAAATGGTTCAACTGTTTCTTTAAGTGCACTTGTGGCGCTGCTTGCCAAACCAATAGTTGATTCATCATACTTAATGACATAAACGGTTGACGGTAGCTTATTAGTTGTACCAACGCCAACAATGGTAGTGGTTGTTATTCCTATCGGAGAACCGATAAAAGTATAATTCAACTTCTCGCCATTTGTGAAATAATGATTATTGATAGTAATTGTATTGCTTGCTAAATTAATGGCTTCAATATTTCTAGAGAAAATATCTTTAGAATTGGTCTTTAGGTTAAATTCTCCAGTTACTCCATTAAATTCTCCACTAATGTCGTCAATTGGGAGGACCCTGTTTCCAACA